CGTGAAACCGTCTTCGGTCGTTTTCATGCGTTTGTTGGGCTTTTGGAAGAGACATATGGTGTGTCTCTGGCTAAGCCAACGCATGTTAATGATTTAAACGAACTGAATCGATTCTGCATAGGATTGATTGAGGGAGATGGTAAACATCCTTGGAAGTCTGTCGTTTCTAGACTTTCTGCGCGTTCCCGTTCTGGGTTCGCGCATTCTTTGTTTTTGTTTAGGAAGGTTATACCGAAGGAGAAGCCTGACGTGATGGCTTACGTGGATAAGATGACGGGTCTTACTCAGGACCCCGATCCGGAATTCTTGAAATTCGCTATTCAACTTGTTCGCAAGTTGTTTCGCGTCGGATGGGATTCTTCTTATACTCGTCATGCCGGATCAACAGTCCTTTCGTCGAGTTCGTGTTACGAATCTGGCAGAAAGGACGGAGGTGGTAAAGGGTTGAAGAAGATGTGTTTCGACTTAAGATCTGAGTTCTGTTCTTATGTCCTCACATCTTCCACATGTTTACCCCGTGGGGCTTCTAAGTTATGCGCCGTGGAAACCGGTGGAAAGTGGAGAACTATATCAATACCACCCTACGTTGATAGAGCTCTCTCCCCTCTCCATACCACGATGTATAATCACCTCTCCCGATTCAAGTGGCTATTGCGTGGTGACGCTAAACCAGCAGCATTTAAAGACTTCTCTTTGGTCCCTGGAGAGGTCTATTGCAGTGGCGATTACGAATCCGCCACGGACAATTTAAATCTGGTGTTACAGCGCGCAATACTTGATGAGTTGCTCGATTCTTCACTTTGGATCCCCGAAGGGGTGAAGGATCATGCTCGTTCTTTATACTCTCCCTCCCTCCTTGAGTATGATGGAACCACTTACGTTAGACGTAGGGGGCAACTGATGGGAGACCTCATATCTTTTCCTTTGTTGTGTCTCGTAAACTACATCACATTTCGTTATTCAGTTCGCGATGCTTCGGTACCCGTGAAGGTCAATGGCGACGATATCGTTTTTCGTGCGACGCCTGCTGTTGTGAAGCAGTGGGAGTGTAATGTAGCTAAGGGAGGGCTCACGTTATCACTGGGTAAAACCATGAAGAGTTCCAGATTCTTCAGTCTTAATTCTTGCCTTTTCGAAGGTAGACGTGATAAGGTACGAGGTGTCGGTTTCATCCGCCCGAGTGCAATCTGGAGTCGCAAGACTCCGGGCGAGAGTGTCCTGAGTTTGGAAGATAGATATTATTCCTGCTCAGTCTCGATGGGATGTGAGAGAAAGAAGGTAGTTCGTTCTTTCTTCATCCGAGAAAACACCAGATTTCTCCATGCATCGAGGAGGTCATTGACGAGGGGATTGAATATGAGGGTCGATCGAGATGTGTTAGTGCGCGCAGGCCTCTGGCACAGGGAACTCTTTTATCTCGAACAGGTTCAAG